CCTGTTGTTCCATTAACAACGGTATATGTTTTTAACATATCGTCAGTAACGGTACCGTTTGATTTCCTGTAATTGTTCCCGTTAACTTAATAACTTGATGACGAGCAATGGATGTAGATGCTGTTGCATCACCATCAGTAATAGTTAAGGTCGTTGTCTGTGCGCTACCCGCTATGGATTTTGCAACATAGCCACCAAAAGCTTGTTCAATGATTCCCCAGTTTGTATTTGTTTTAGTTCCCCATGTACCGGCGTTTTCGCCAGTCGTCATTTTCTCTGTACCTAAAAATGTATAACTTGATGCCATTTATTCTACGCGCTCCCTACGAAAATTTCTACATCACACCCTGCAGTATCTGCATCCACGGTAATGTCGACTAAATTTGCAAGACCTGAAGCCAAAGCTGATCCTGCTGCCTTCATGGTATCAGCTACGCCACCGCTATTATCACCTGGATAAATAAACGAATGACCAGCGTCAACCTTCATTCTATATACTGTGTCATCATCATCTCTAAACGTTAACATAATATGATTGGATGAGTCTAAATTTGTAATTCTAATATATCGTACATCGCCGTCATCAAAGATTCCTGCGACATAACCTACTTTGTTTGCAGTAACACCTACTCCGCTAATAGCTGATATAAATCCTATTAAACCGCATTCTGTTGTTGATGCGGTTACGACTCTTTTTACAACTTCATTAACACTGGAAATATCCAAAGCTCTTTCCGATCCATAATCGATGTTGTTGAGTGTAATTGCTTCTTTGACTGTTACTGTTAGTGTTGCCATATTTTAATTCCTTACGGTGTCTGAACCGGAACGGGTATACGAGGTTCTCCATCCGTATAGTCGTCTCGTCTTCTTCGACCTAATTGTTCTGCACCAAACTTCTGTACTTCAGTTTGATACTTTTGTTCGTATAGTTGTAGCATATCCATTGGGCCTTTTAAATAGCTAAATGCTTCTACCAAGCATGCATATAAAAGTCCATTTCCAAAATTAAGACTTAAAAAAGTTGTTGTATTTGCTGAACTCAATCCTGTTGGTCTAGCGTTATAATGAATTTTGTACATAAAAGCTGAAGAAGGTGTTGGAACAATTGTAATTCTTCCTGAAGAAGTTGCACCTGTTCCTTCTGCTCCTCCTGACATAGCATAATATTTTGGTGTGCCAGTAGTCGTTTCAGCTGCATCGTATTCTCTTAAATAGCTAATATCTTTCTTTTCTAACCAGCTGTTAGCACCTGTTGCCGCTGTTGTTGAAGTATAAACTTGTATTCCTCTGACAAATAAAGTTCCAGCTGGAGCATAAACATTATCTTTTGAAGCAGTTAAATTTCCTATCATTTCTTTTCTATCTGCATCAATTGGAACATCTCTTTGTATTCTAAGTTCTGCATTGTCTATAAATTGATCTGTAATTGTACTTGAAAGTACATCTGTTCCAACTTCAGTATAATTTTGAATTGCTGTTGTTAGTGTTGAATAAGTAAATCCTGCCATATTATGCGCTCAATGATGCCGGACCAGCCGAACAACTATTGCCTCCTCCTGATATTCCCCCACTTGTAGCAGTGTTTGTATTAACAGTAAAGTGGTAGTAGTCATTTGTATTTGTGATATCTCCACTTGAATCTCGCTTCCCGACTGTAATCGAGTAGCCAGAAGAATAAGCTACATTTGATCCAGATATTCCATCAAAATCAGATGGATTTTGATAAGCATCAGAATCTGAACTTGTCCATATAGGACCTCTAAATCTTACAGTGTCACTTGTGGATCGTCCATGACTTTTTTCAAAAACATTTATAATTCCTGAACCTGCAGCTATCGTTTCAAAAGGATTCGGTCCTAGTATTCCAACAACTGTTTTTTCAGTTCTTGCCGGTCTTGCATGTCTTAAACCATGACCTTCTACACTATAATGTTTTGCTTCATCTTGAGGATGTCTTGCTTCATATTCAGATTTATGAACAAGAGAACCATTCCATTCTTTAATCATTTCTCTATAAGGAAATTCCATTCCACTTCTATCTGAGATCGCTTTAGCGTATTTTCCTTTTGCAAATGTCATAGTTATCCACTCGGGTAGTAAGACTCCGGAGTTATATAAGTGCTTGTAGAAGATCCATCTTCCGCCAAAGCTCTTTTTAATTCATCTTCATATAATAATTTTAATTCTTGTACTCTTTGAGGTGCGTATTTTTGTGCCAGATAAAATGATAAACCAGATGCCATACAAGGCACAAAACGATAAGGGACATCGGTTGCATCCGTATAAGTAGAATCAGCATCTTGAATTCTTTTTACAAAATAAATATGCATGTCTTTTGATGCATTAGAAGAATCTGCTGTTGGATAAACAGTTATAGTCGTTTTATCAATAAGTCTTTGAACAAAATATCTAGAAGGAGTTCCTTTAGATAATTTATTAGCGAGTCCAGAATAAGTTGATCGATCGGTTTTAGTAAGAGCAGAATCAGCTTCAGAAGTTGTACCTCTACCTGTTCGGTAAGTTGCTTCTAATATATCAGCAATTCCATAAGTAGATGTTCCTGTTGTTCCTCCTACTGTTGTAGAAGAAGTACCATCTCCTGTTGCTCTATAAAAAGTATATTCAGCTTGTCCTTCAACAAGATCAATATTGGTATCACCTACTTCCCAGTAGTGCAAACCTCTATTGCCCCATTCTTGAAACATTATGTTTAAAGAACGTCTTGCTGTTTTTAATTGATAACCTGAAGATACTTGAGAACCAATTCTCTCATAAGCTTCATTAATAATTTCATCAACAGCAAAAGTCTTGTCGAAAGTGACTGTTCCAGAAGTAGTATTAGCCATATGCTACCTCCTAATATAGCTTCTTAAATTCTGCTACAATCGTATACATGTTTGCGGCATCAGCTGTGCTTGGTACCACAAAGTTTACATCACTTTGGTTACTGTTAGAAGATTTATCTGCTGGTATTCCACCGAATTCTCTAAAGTCCCAATATCCTGTTCCTGTTAAACCAAGAACTGGAATATCTCCATCTGAATCTTCTTCATCTAGACGACCATAAGTGTCTCCACCATCACCAGCTACACATGAAAACCAAATTCTTTGTAGATTTAAATGCGCAACTGAATCTCCTGCAGCGTTTGAGTCTAATGCTGAAACATCTCCAAAAACTGTTGTTTTACCTGTTCCGTCTGATTGTTGAACTAATTTGATAACAACTCTTACAGCGTTTTGCTGTAGAATTGTTGGTCCTGTTACCGTATCTGCCATAATCCCTCCTTAATCAAGATTACTAGATGGGGCCGAAGCCCCATCATATTTTATTTATTTTATTATAGATTCATCCAAATTAATGAATACTCTGAATCTGCACTAACACACATAACTTGTCCAATTACTTGACCTTCTGCATCTGCATCAGAGTCTAGTACTTCAACTGCTCCTGCAGTTCCGTCTGAACGAACTGCTGGTGATACTAGAGTAAGAGTACCGTCAGTTAACAGTGCAGCTGGTCCATGAGTTTGGAACCAACCATAATAACTAGCAGTCATATCAATTGTTGTTGCACCCACGCAAGCACCAGTATGTGTAGTCGGAGCTACAACAACTGCTGAATACGGGTTAGGCATCAAAGTTAATTGAGAGTTAGTTGTTAATGCTGTTGCTAAATCATCGTAACAAGTAATAATAACACTTGGATCGTCTGAGTGATCATGAGCAGGGTTAGACTTAACTTTTAAACATTGTCCTTCACCATTCACATCATTAACAAATAGATAACCTTCAGCATATTGATTAGCTGTAAGATCTGTGTCTCCAGCTGTTTCAATAGATATTGCTGTTTCACCAGCTGCAGTTGTTGCAGTAGCAGCACAGTTAGTGTGATTAGCAACTTCTGTTACGTGTTGTACGAGTTTTCCAGCAGTAATCGCTGAACCACCATTAAGTCCATATCTGAATTTTCTGTCATTGTAAATTAATTCACTTCCTAATGGAAATAATTTAGATGAACTTTCAGCGAATGGATCTACAGTTGCTGCAGAACTACTAGCTTTACCGATCATTAAATCAGTAGGTCCGTAACCTGATGCAGCTGTATATTTCCAGTGTGCTCCATTTACGGTTATTGGCTGTCCTGATGAATTAACAGTAAATTTATCTGTGTATGCACCAGTTGCAGCTGTTTGTGCGGAAACTTTAAGACCAGATTCTGCTCTTACTGTTCCCTTAAACGTTGTGTTTGCCATAATATTCCTCCTAGAATATTTTAAATGTAGTCCCTAGGGGATGTCGACTATACGCGTCTACATTTAATTTTTTTTAAAATTTGTATAGTGGCAAATTTATATGTTATTTTTTAATTGAGTGCAAGAGATCCCTGCATAAAAGTACGTTTTCAGCGATGTGGCGTTTATCTAAGTTGCCACAGAAACTTGGGCAGCTGAATCACTGATTTTGTTTTCTCTATCAGCAACTTTAAATTCTTCAGCTTTGATCTGAGTGATGATACTTCTAATTTTCTCATCAATTTGCCGATGACCAACATCAATCGAGTAAACTTTCTTGGAATTAAAATGTAACAACACATCGGTAAAGCCTCCTTTAGAAGACCCAATATCCAAACAAACCTTGCCAGACGGTATAAATGAAAAATAATTTAAAGCGTGAAAAAGTTTTTCCCCTCCCCGTGATACCCAAGAGTACTCTGTCTTCTTTGCCTGAATCTTTGAATTAGGCGAAACCAATATTCCCGGCTTACCAATACAACGCCCCCCGATATAAATTGTCTTAGCCATAACCATGGTTCGCGCTTTCGTCCGACTG